GAATTGATCTTTGAAGTGAACTTAGTCAACGCCTTCGTCGCTGTCTCGCTAGACACACCGGAAAACTCCATCGCGTTCTGGAATTTTTGAAGCTCGGTCGTCGATACATTCAAGCCTTCCGCGAGGTTGCGGAGTTTCTCGGCGTGATCTGTAATGCCTTGAAGCGTGTTCAGCGCGAACGCCCCGCCCAACGCCGCACCGAATCCCTTCACGGCGTTCAATGGCCCCATGAGCTTCGCTTGAAAGCCTTCAGTCGCGCGCGTGGCTGACTTCATCCCTTCGTGAAACGAGGACGAATTCAGCCCCAGCCGGACCATGATTTCATCATTCACGCGGTCTGTGTCCTTTCTTCATTCAGCGCTTTCAGCCAATCGCAGCGCGCTTTGTCTGACAACGGATTAAACAACGCGGCCTTCGGGTCGCGACGCTTGCGAATCGCGCGGACTAGCTGAAAGACTTGCCGCAATGGAAGCTCCAAAACCTCGAAAGGCGTCCAACCGTATTCGCTCGCAAGCGTATCTACGAGGGACGTAATCCATGAGTAATACGAAGGCGTGCCGCTGGCCTTGCCATCGCTTTGCGGTGCATCCAAAAACGTCTTTTCCACAAATTCCCGGCAGGCAGCGAGCGTGTCGGCGTAAGGCAATTTACCGACACGCTCGCAAAACCTTTTTTTGTCTTCCGGCCTTTCCGAAAAGTCTGGCGACAAGACCCATAGGAACTGTGCCAACTCCGCTGCGGACGGTATAACACCGAGCAGCAACGGCGAATCCACGGCGTCGAGACAAAGATAGTCCTTCACCGTCATTTGCCGGAATTTCATTCCGCAAATGTTGGCGTCGAGATTAAGCCAAGCCGCGTCGCGATTGGTTCGCTCGCGCGTCTCAGCTTCTCTAATCCGCTGCGCGTGGTCTATCACTTCAACAAAGCTATCAGTTGAGTTGCTTCGTGAACGTGATCGAGCATTTTTTCATGTCGCGCTGGCCTTCCGTGCTGCCAACCTCGGTGATGATGAAGGTAGTAGAAACGGAGTCGAGCGTATAGGTGAACGTGTCGCCGACGGCGGGAAGGTCAAAGCCAACCGACGAACTAAACAGCAGCGTCGCGGTCCCTTCCGTGGTATCGTTCCCGATATAGCGGCCATCCGGCACGCCGCTGGCGTTGAGGCGTTCAACCTGCCACGTTTTGACATTCACGTTGAACGATTCGCAAATGTAAGCCTTTGTCGAAATCGTCAGCGTTGGTGTCCCGATTTGTAACGTCCCGTCATTTACTGGCATTGCCATAACTTATTCCTATGGTTGTTGCTATCGTTTAACTAGGCCAAGCCGTCGGCTTGATAGCGAAGACAACGGCCCAACTCATTGTTGAAATGTCGAGATTGTTTTCCGGGTCCATTCCCTGCGTCACACTGGCCTCATGAAATATCCCGATTGAGAGATACGGCAAAAGGATGTCCGTCACGGTGGTATTCCACTGATACAAGGCCGAACGGACCTTTGCGCGATAGCTCGAATGCGATGAACGGTTGCGGTTGCGATCTGTAATAACGTCGATTTGAATGGTCCCGCTGAACTGGTCCTCAATCCAATAGTCGCCGAGCTTATACATCCGCGTCGCGCCTGTGGGCCACGGGCCGCTGTGATTGTAAATGACCGAAACGCACGGCGTCGCAATGTCTGCGGTATCGCGCGAGGTCTGGCGCAGGGTGATTCCCGCCGAGGACAGCACAGACGACACGCATGATTCAAGCTGAGTCTCAAAATCGAAAAGTGTTGGAAGGTCGGCGGCTGGCATGGCTAGGCTCCTTTCATGCGGAAAACGCCAGACTTGCCGACGCCGTATTTGACCATGCGCGCGATATCGGCTTCGAGGTTGGCCGCTGCGTCTTTCAATGCGCGCGCAACGTAATGCTCCGTCCGCTTTCCGCCCCTGTAAGACTCGCGCGTGATTCCCTTTGCAGAGTTTGAAAAAGCGATGGTCGGAGCGAGCTTGTCGCCAAGCCGGTTGTCTATTACACGCCCGATTTCGGGCTGCCCCTTCCATCGCTTAATCCATGCGGGAGCTTGCTTGAGTCCAATTTCATCCCAAGCCGCAAGCCACCCGGCTTTCATGTGGCCGAGTTGAGCGATTTCCCGTTGCTGGAAAAGAAAGAAAACATCCCACGGAATGAGTCGAATGTTCGGCCCGCCGAGTTCACGCCGACGCGGGCTGATGTCTTGAGGCACGCCGCGCTTCCATCGTTCGTGATGAAACTCCTTCGCCTCGTTCATCGTAAAAACGACCGTGGCGTTTTTGATGTTCTTTCGGTCACTGCCCCACTTCACCCACAAGTCAGGAATCGGGTTGCCATGCTCGCGCACGACGGCTTCCAGCCAGTCGCGGGACATTGGCACGAATAGCTTGTAAAGCCCGGCGATGACGGCACGCTCGCCGACATTTTTATCGTTCGGGACTTCCCCGATTTGCGCGTACTCGGCGTCGAGCTTATACATCCCCGCCTCTTTGCCGGTGCGCGAGTCCACGTAGCCCTCGCGATAGAATGGCGGCGTCCACTTGATCGCCTGCGAAACAAAACGCCGCGCGCTCGCCTTCACCACCGCCGCCGATGAATCGGCCACAAGCGAATTCATCGCCCGAACCGCCGCCTGCCAGCGTTCGAGGTTGACCGAGAATTCAGCGCGTTGTGCGGGCGTGCTCATTTTTTTCTTGCCAGCAAAGCGCACTTCTGATTTATTTCGCGCGTATGAACGAAAACGAAATGACGCTCGGAACGAATTACACGGGGACGGCTTTCGCGGGGCCATCGGTCAACGGTTGGCACTGCTCCGAAAAATACGATGGCGTCCGCGCATTTTGGGACGGCGAGCGAATGTGGAGTCGCGGCGGTTTTGAAATCACGCCGCCGCCGTGGTTCAATCTCCCTCGCGGCCAGAAGCTCGACGGCGAAATCTGGTGCGGGCGCGGACGTTTTCAAGAGGCGCGCGTGGCCGTCCAGCACGGCGGCGATTGGAGCAACGCGCGATTCATCGCTTTCGATGCCCCCGACGCACCGGGAACGTGGACGGAGCGCGTGGCGACTATTCCTGCTGCGCTGCGAATCGAATACACCACGATCAACACGCGCGGAGAATTCCTTGACGCCTTCCGCGCCGTCAAAGCGATTGGCGGCGAGGGGCTGATGCTCCGCCACCCCACGGCGCGCGGATACGAAACTGGGCGCACGTCGCGGTTGCTCAAGGTCAAGCATCTGTGAGTCAGGTGACATCCTTCAACCTTATCCGATAGAAAACCGGCTTCCCGCTGATTGCCGGTTTCGTCTCAATAGTTTCAAAGACGAACATGGATTGCCCGTCCAGCGTCACGCGGTCGCGCGGGGCGGGACACGTAGCAACGCCAAGCGCAGAGCCTTGGAGAACGATTTCAACATCCCACGAATCAATGTAGCCAGCCCCGTGCATATCGCGGGACTCGCTGCGCTTTGATCTGGCAACGGAATAAGACGCGGCCCCGACTGTCAGCGTGCTCGCGCCTACCGTCGAAATTATCTCGGTCAGAGCCGAATCGAATTCCGTTGCCAGCGACATCAGTTCACTTGGTTAATGCCTATCGCGATTGCCGAGGCGATGCCCTTCGCGTCGGATGCCCCGACGATGGTTCGGAAATACAACGGCTCATTCGAGAAGTTAATCCGCAGCACGATATTGGTCGCACCGCTGACGGTTTGATTGCTAATATCTTCCCAGCCAGATGTGCCGTTCTCCGAACCTTGAAGGACGAAGTTGGTGACGGTGCTGGAGCACGTCGCGATGACAAACCCGGTTCCAATAAGTTGCCGCATGGATACGGCAGAGTTTGTCTGCTGTCCCTTAACCGTGTCTGACGGAGCACGGAGATGCTTCACGCCGGTTCCGTCGTAGATGTTGACGCCAGCCGCGAACGCCGCGACGCACAAGCCAAGGAAGATAACTGCGATGAACAGCTTTTTCATGGTTTGATTTAGAAAAGGGGCGGCGAGTCAGGCGAGTAACCCGCCGCCCCGTGGTGTGTTGGTGCCGCTAGGAATTATTGGTTGCCCGCATCCGCGCTCACGCAGAACGCCTTCGGCTGACGCACAACGACGTCAACGTAGGTTTGCGTCACGATGCGAATGAGTCCAGCGATGGCTTGCGAGCCGTAGGGGTCAACGAGGATGTCGGTGCCGCCCCACTGCGCGAGCAGCGCGCTCTGCCAGTTACCAAACAGAACTTTATCACCGCTGACTTGGTTCGTGCTCAGGACTGGGTAGCCGTTCGCCATTCCGTTTTCGATAAGATAAACGGGATAGGTGCTGCCGATCTTCGCGGTCGTCTTCCACGCGCCAACGACGGCAGGAGTGGTAATGAACGCCATGCCGCCGATGTCGGCGTTGGCCGAAGCGATGTTTGTCTCGAACGAGACAACCTTGGCGAAGGTCGGGGCCGCACCGAACGTCACGTCGGTCGCTTTGCCGCTCCAGTTCAGGACGCCGGTGGGCTGATTGGACGAACCAGAGCCTTCGAGGATGGCCTTGTCGATGGCAAGCGCGAGGACGGTTGCAAGGTCGTTCCGAACGAAACCTTCAACGTCGATGCTCGATTGCGCGAGCAGTTGCTTGCTGAATTCCGTATATGCGCCGAGGCGGTGCGGGGTCGAATTGATCTGCCCGAGTCCCTGCGTGCTTTCGGTGATGTTGCCGGTTTCAGCGAGCCAGTAAGCCGTGCCCGCGCTCGATTGAGTCGGGAACGAGATGTTGCCCTGAAGTCCGCCGAGCACCTGCACGCCAGCTTTCATGGCGACCATCTTATTGCGGAGCAACTCGACGAGGCTTTGAAGCTGCGTTGCGACGGTGTAACCGCCGACGTTGCCAGTGCCAGCCACAAGGTCGCGGCGAGCGATGGCCACGTCGTGCGGAACGGTGAAGCCGAGCGGCCCGGTGTTGCGGCCATATTGCTTTTGAGCAGCGGCAGACGCTTCGCGTTCCAAACCTTCGAGGCCGCGCCCGCTCGAAATGTCGGTGATGGCTTTGGCGATGCTGAACTGACGAGTCTCCTTGTCGCTCATGCCGATCTTGGCGTCGTTCTCGGTGACGGGCTTGGCGTTGAACTTCGCGCGCATGACCTGCGTTTTGAAGTCTTCAACGCTCACGCCTTTGGCGATGGCGTCGAGGGCTTCGTTCCGCATGGCGTATTCGCTGCCGATGGCGACGATTTCCGCAGTGCGCTTCTGTTCGAGTTTCAGTCCGTCGTTCTTAACCTCTACCGTTGCGGCGGCAGAGCCAGTGTGCGTCTGAGTTTCCATGATTGGTTTCTCCTGCTTTGGTTTATTGCCTCCGTCGGGGCCGGTGGCTGCCCTGCCGAATCCCGCTTGCTTATAGTCAGCCGGGATAGCCACAACGCTGACTTCCAACGGTGTAAACGAATCGACACGATAGATTTCCGATCCGTCGCGCTTCTCGATTGACCCGCTGTTAATGACGTATCCAATGCTTACCGAGCGTCGAATGCCGTCTAAAACGTCCTGCCTGATTTCTTGGCCGCGCGCCGATTTGGAGAATTTCACACTGGCGCGCATCTTCTTATTCTCAACCCATGCCTTTGTAACCACGCCCACCTGATCGTCGGGATTGTGATTCACAAGAAGCGGCGCATGGGAATTCATGCGGCTCAAATCGACGCATTCGGGCGAGTGGTCTAGCACTTCCGTCCCGAATGCGCGCTCGACAGGCTCCTCACTTGAGCAACACATTTGCATCTCATCATTTTCTGATTGAGGGGTGTCGATGAAAGCGGCGCGAAATAGTTTTTCGCCCTTCTGATATTCGCGTTTTTCAGTTTTCATGCGGTGATTGGTTCGGGTTTTTCTGCGGTCTTGTTAGTCTTTGCCGGTTCGGGGTTGGCGGGATTGCCTGCAACCTTGTCGCCACTCTGCAACGTGATTGGTTTTCGTGCGCCGCCGTCGGTTTTCCATGCGGCTTGAACGTCTTTCGATGGCGCGGGGAGTTGAACCTTCGTGCGAATGAACTTCTCATCCTCGACGTTTGGAGTAATGCAGCCAGCACGCACGCCGACGCCGTAAGCGTCCATGATTTGCTTTTGCTGTTCAGCCTCGGCGACCATTTCCGGCGTCAAAATGCCGTATTCTAGGGCGATTTGCTTGTCGCCCTGCTGTTCTTCCATCACGTCCTCAAGGTCGCCGCCGCGATTGGCGACAACTTCGCGACGCGAAAGAAGCCCGTTTTTCATGGCAAGAATTGCGGCGTTCACGTCCTTCTCCGGGTCAACCCAATCCCATCGTCGAGCGCACCATTTCGGCGCGTTGAATTTATCCTTTTTCGAGAATGGCATAGCGACGCCGCTCGGCCCGATGATCTGGTTTTTCATCAGCGCGGCGGGAAGCCACTCGTTCCAGATAGGCTCGATGAAGGCGTCGATGAACCATTCCTGAAGAAACTTCCACCGCTCGCGCTCCTCAAGTAACGATGACCGCGCGCTGGAATAATTCACGTCGCTGTAATCGTTGGCGAGCGAGACGTAGGACACCGACAAGCCTGACGCGATGCCGCGCAACTGGCCTTTCACGAAGTCAGAGAATGCGCTTGTCGGGTGCGCGGGATTAAACGCCGTGAACTTCTGGCCGGGGTCAAGTTCGCGAATCACGCCCGGTTCGGCATCCATCGTCTTATTCCCAAGCGAATCAGGAGCGTCGCCGGAAAACTCTGCCGCGCCTTGCTGCCGTTCGATGAATCCCATCTGACACGCGCCCATGCGCGCGGCGTAAAGCTCGGCTTCGCGATACTTGTGGAGATTCTCAAGGCTCACCATGACCGGCGCGAACCAGCTTGCCCCTAGTGATTGGCCGGGGCGGTCAGGCAAATAGACGTGGAGAATTTCGTCGGCGGGAATTTGATCGGCCTGCCCCGACGACATCGACACCGCGCCGAACAAGTCGCCGGGATGTTGGCGGCGAATGTTGTAAACGAGCGGCTTGCCGTATTTGTCGAACTCAATTCCGAACCGCACTTGGTTTCCGGTCTGCGGATTTACGGAATGGAGCGTGTAAAGTAGCCGGTCAATCTCGATGACTTGAACCTGAAAACCAAACGGCGCATCGACGGATTTGATTTTGCGAATGAGCACGCTTCCGTCTGTGGCGCATCGACGAAGGACCAAGCGTTGAACAGACAGCCACGAAAGACAGCCGCATGGCGTCGTGTTTCCGCGCGTGCCCCACCGCGCCCACGAATCTTCAACAGCGCGATTCGCATACGTATCGTAAAGGCCGGACGGGTCTTTGACCTTACTTTGCAGCGTGATTCCATTGTGGCCGAGCACGTTGGCCTCAAGGCAATCCAGATAACGGCGGGCGAACTCGTTGTTGCGCTCAAGCTCGCGGGCGCGATTGCGGACGCGCTCTGCGCTGTTGAAAAGCTCGGCATCGGCGGATGTATTCGGTGCGAGCCAATCGCCATTTAACCGCGACAACGCCGCGGCCTCGTAACTGCGCGCCTTCACCGGCTTGCGGGCCGTGAACGCAGATTTAATGAGGGTGGCGAGCTTCATACGCTGGGGATTCCGAACCTGACCAAGATTTTCTTTCGCGACGGTAGGCCGTTCGCGACGCGCTCGGCAGCAAGTTCGGCTTGGTATTCGGTGCGAACACGATCACGAAGCGCGAGCAAGTCTGGAATGGCCTCTCGGGTGTAGGTGACGCCCTCAATCGTCGCGGACTTGGTGGTGCCAGAGGCAAACGCCAGCAATGCCGCCTCAATCGCGTCGAGCGTTTTCTTGGCCCAAGTCCTCGAATCGTAAGACGACGGCGAAACGATGCTGGGCGCGACGCGGATTTTGCCCGTCCATATTGGATACTTGGTTGTCCCCGCCCCGTTTTGAATGACGGCTTGAACGTCGAATGTCCCGATGGACATACTCGCCGTGCTCGTCGCCGAAATCGTCGCGTGATAATCGCTTCCGTCCTCGGTGCAGGTGACGTTCCACGCGGTCAATCCATTCCCGGCGGCGTAATACTTGAGCGTCCACCCGCTGCCCGTCGGAAAATCAGTCGTGCCCGCGCGCTTCCATTCGGCAGTCTCCCCTTGAAAGATGACTTCCGGCTCGCGCGTCGGAACTGTATATGCCACGTCGCACGTTTAAGACTTGCGGGCGTTAATCGGAAATCTTACCGTGTATAAACTTTGTTTATACAAATGAAGCCATTCAAAACGCAGCCATCGTTTCTTCAGGAAAAATGCTCCAGAGTGGTGATTTTGAGAATTGAGCCAAGCCGCTTTCAGGCATGGCGCGAGGCGAGCGGCGAGAAATCGCTTTCGGCGGCGATCAAAAAGGCGTGCGACTTGGTTTTCCTGCGGCCTCGTGGCGAAAAATAAAAAGGCTTGCACGATTTTGGAAATTCCGGCAAATTTTCTGCGTTCGTAAACGGAGTCGCTTCCGCTACGGAAAATGATTTTGGTCCGCCTCGAAAACGGGCCTCCTTCCGAAACCCGCAGCAGAGCGAACCTGTTGCGGGTTTCTTTTTTTCGTGATTCGCGCGAGACGCGAGCGGAACAGAGAGATAAACGCCACGAACCGCAAAACTTCGTCCTGCGATTCTGAGCAAGAGCGCACGGCGAGAAAACACGGGGAGAAGGATTGAACCGGCTCCCTCAAAGAGTAGGCGCAAGCCTGCATTCGTCCACGCGGCGCGAAGTCCGTTAGGGTTCCGATGGTCAGGTGTCCCAAAAGTGGAATGAGCAAGACGACATACCCGGCTCCGTTTCGCGATGAAACAATGCCAGCGATGATGCGACCCTGAAAAGGGGTGCATTATCGCTGCCGCCACCCCTCACCATTTCACGATAATCCAATACAGGAATACGAGGAAGCCAAGCTCGACAAGGCTTGAAAAAAGCACGGACTCCGTTTTTCCTGACGCTCAAAAAAGAAAAAAGTGAAAAAAAATTTCGCGCATGAAACCCGCATAAACATTGAGGATTTTGAGGGTGAGGAGGGTGACGCAAAAAATAATTGTTTACAGCAAAGCGAAATACTGTATTGTTTCCCTCGTCAGCAACAAAACAACAAAAACGACAACGAAAATGAAAACGGTCAAACAACTCAATCAAGAAGCCGCCGAGTGGATCGCGCACAACTGGCTGAAATCTTCGGAACAAATTTTGGCAAGCGGCAGAACGCCGGGGTCATTGAGCTTCTGCCTCGAAAATTACGATTATGTCCGGCTCAATTTGATTCCTGACTTTTTCTATGCAGAAGCGCAGAAAGAGAATCCGCGATGGTGGGTGAACGAACGGAATTTTGAAGCAATGAAGCCGATCGCGATTGCTCACGCCAAAGCAATCCTTCGATTGCTCGGAATGAAAAATTATCCGCTCACGCTCGCGCACTTCACGAAACCGGCCTGAAAATCAACTCCGACGCGAAATGAACACTCCAGAATCCTTCATCGAAGAACGGTGGCCCGTCGGGTTTGTGCATACGTATCGGGAAGCGTGGGCCAAAGCTGGCGAAGTTTTGCGAAAGACAGGTGGAATTCCCGACGAACAACACCGCTCGCGCCTACTAAACTCGTTATAGGCCTCTCGCGCGATTATCCCCGTGATCTGTGGCCCGCGCGGG